GTTGATGTAGGACAAAGCCCACGCAATTGGCGCAACGACAAGCGTTAGAATCACATTCCAGATGATATCCAGACCGACACTCATTTGAAACGGCTCCCTCCGGGTGGAGATTTCTTGGAACCACCGGGTCCGGCCCAGAGAACCTTTCGAGCCCAATAGTTAGCGGAGAACTTGTCGTCTTTGCCCTTGATGCCCGCGCTGCGAGCAAGATAGCTCTTGCGTGCTGCGGCGGAGTAATTGTGGCCCATCGACGAATCGCCAAAGTGAACGACTTTTACCTCGTTCCCCTTCTTGGCAAGGACCATCTTTTTCTTTTTGGGGTTGGTGGACGCACGCGGTTTATTAAAACCGGGGAAGGTTGTTCCCCGGTAAACCAAGCCGTTGCCTGACCTTTTAATGCCAGAAGCCTTAGCCATTGCGCACCTATCAGTAAATCTTTCTCATGTAGAGAATGATTGTGTAACGGTCGCCGCTGGAGGCATCGACGGTAGAAAACAAAATATTACCCGTCTTTCCGGCCCCAGCATTGTTGGTAAGGCCACCAAAATCACGCATGTCCCATGTCTGCATGTTGTTCTGAGGAACCGTCATGCAAAGGACATTTGTGCTTGCCGCCCATTTGATATCGACTTCCATTCCGTGCGTAGAAGCAAAAATGCGCTCGATATCAACCGCCGTGCAAGATTGACCTTGGAAAGGCGTCAAGGCCGACACATCGACCTTGATGACATTGCTTTCGCCCGTGCCGTCCGACACGTTCGTAAACTTCATGATGGCAAGTCGTGCGCCATCAAAAAGTGTTTGGGTTGCTACTGCGTCAGCCATATAGGCCTCCTCTTAAAGGGAAGGCTATTAGGTTGCAGAAACCGTAGCCAGCGTGTCGCAACGAAGCCAGTTGGTGCCGTTGGAGAACGCAACAACAGGAGAACCTGCCGCGCCGTTCGACACATAAACCATGCGACGAGCGTTAGCAGATGCCGCAGGCAAGCCAGCAACCGTATAAGTTGGAAGGACAATGGAACCTGTCACATTGCCGGTCACGTTGCCCGTGACGTTGCCTGTCACGTTGCCGGTGAAGTCACCAATGAAACCGTTGTCAGATGCGACGGGACCAGAAAACGTAGTGCGAGCCATTTGGCTTCTCCTGCACGATGGGGTTTCACTGTCTGTGCAGCGTCAGCCGGGGCTGTCAGTGAAACCGGTTAACCCGGAAAGATGTAGTGTAGAAGAGAAAGGGGAGGGCGTAAACCCTCCCCCTCTTGATTACGCGCCGGGCGAACCGAAGATGCCGCGCGGGTCGGACCAACCGAAGCTATAACGCTCGCGGGCCTTGTAACGGACGTTGCCCGTTTCAAAGTCGCCTTCCAGCGAAGTCTTCATCGAAGAACGATTGAAGTGCTTCAGGCCGTTCGGAGCGTCGGTCTTGATGAACCAAGCGTCCGGATCGGTGAGGAAGTGGTTGACGCGATAGCCCTGAGGCAGGAGGCCCATGGACTTCGTGGCGTTGATGTCGTTGTCAGCGGTGCCGACGCGGAGATCAGAGACCAAGAGACGCTCTGCGGTGAACTGAAGTGCCGAAGGCACCAACAGCTTCATGCCGCGAGTAGCGATCTTGAGGCCACGTTCGTCAATGAACGCTGCGATGTCGATGAGGGCCTGTTCCAACGAGGTTTCGTTGAGGTCCGCAGGAGTCGCAAGTTCGTTGGCGAAGTTGCCGCCGCCCGTCGTGGGGTGAGCTGTCGAGCAAAGCTCAACACTGTCACCGCCCTTATAGGCGCTGTCGAACGCATTGTTCAGAACAGCCGCTGCCTTCACCTGCTTGGTGTTGGCCATCGAGCGGGCCAGTGCACGGGTGTAGCGAGCCGAGAGACGGTCGTAGAGGTTGTCCTCCACGGCTTCTTCGGTGATCGCAAACGCCAGAGCGATGGTCTCATGGGTGTAGCGAGCCGTGTAGGCTTCACCAGCGTTGTCGTAAGCGATGGCAGAGCCTTCGCCCTTGACCGGTGCCTGACCGAAGCCATAGAGCATGACTTCTTCTTCAAACGCGCGATCCGAAGATTCGGTGTCGAAGATTTCAGCATGCTCGTTGTCGTAACGGTCGTACTCCATGCCGAAGAGGGCATTGAGTCCCGGCTCAAGTTCCTTGAGGAGCTGTGAACGAGTAATAGCCATGTGTCAGTCTCCTCAGATGCCCTGATTCGTACCGTTAGTCGAATAACGGTAGAAGTGGTTGTTGAGCATCACGATGGCGAGGATACCCGCAGCCGTCTGGTCGCTGCTGCTCGGCTGATCCGAGAAGCCAACGATGCGAAGGTTGAGGACATCCGAACCCGAACCTTCGTCAACCGTAGAAACAGCGAGCTGCGCAGTCGAGATACCCGACGTAGCATCACCCGAAGTCGCGGTTGAGAAGTTAGCGTTCTCGTGGATGGCGTCCTGCGTAATTGCAGCGTCGCAGTTGATCAGGAAGAGCTGATCAGGATGCGAGGCGATTTCGCAGGTGGCAGAAGTTCCTGACTTAACAGCAGCAGTCCCCGGCCACTTAGGCGACCAGATCGGCTTGCCGTTCAGGTCGATGTAGTTGCAACCGAGGAAAACGCCCAGCAGCGGAACCGTACCACCAGCAGCAGAACCAACGATGTTGACCAAACCAGTCGAGGTGGGGATCACCGGTGAACCTTGATAGATCACCGAAGAAGTACCCGCCTGTGACGCGGTCTGGATCAAATACGTCGAGTTGCCGTTGGTGTTGGCACCTGCGCCGAGCATGTTGTACGGGCGAAGCCCGAACGCGGCATTGATATTTGCCATTGCTCAGATCCTTGTTTCAGTTATTCGGCGTCTCGTGGACCACCGAAAGTGACTCTGCTTTGCCGCTCAGGTTTAATGATCGGCATGGAAGGGTGTTGTTCCCGCAGCAGGTCATTGTCTACCGCTGAGAGCTGATCTCTGGTCTGCCCGCGGTAATACGCCTTGCGCTGCTGAACAATCTCGGTCGGAACACGCGCCAGTACCAGACCACCAACTGCAATCACACCGGCATGTTTGCCGTCTTGGATTGAGGGGAGATCCCAGTCTGGGTATTCCTCTGCGCGAACAAGCTCGAAGCCCTCGCGAAGTCTTGCGGAAAGATTCTTCCGGTCGTCAAAACCGTTGGCTTCCATTCGGATCCAACGATGCGCGTAACCCGCAGGTGCGGGAGGTGCGTCCAAAGTGGACGGTGGTTTCCAAGCCTGTACGCGGGCAGTCTTGGTTTTAGCAGTTTCAGAACGGGGTGTGCGGTCCATGATCGGCTCCTTAACCCTGAAGTTTCTGGATCTGCCTAGCGTATGACTCTAGGCTAACTCCAAGGCGGTTGGCAATAGCAACTTGTGAGGGGGTCAGACGAATCTGTTTCTTGCTGTCCGGACGGGCAGCAGGACGCGCAGATGCGACCGGTGAGGAAGCTTGTGGCTTGGGCTGCTGGAACTTGTGCGGAAACTCCGCACGAATCCGACGGTCCAATTCGCCATAGTATTCGTCGCTGGTGGGATCAAAGCCTTCCCCCTCAACGAGTTTCTTGTGGAAGTTAAACGCTGCCAGCGTCATCACTTCATCCGCACCAAACCATTGGTTGCGATCCGCCCATGCCTGAGCCTTTGGATCAGGTCGGCTTTCCGGTTGGGGAGGTGCGTAAGTAGGTTCTGGGCGAGGAGGCGCAGCGGCTTCCTGTTCCTGACGAAGCTTCTGAACGCGCAGACGCTCATTCTCAACCGCCAAACTGGCCAGCATACGCTGGGCTTCAATCTGTGCCTCGACGTCGTTCATGTCGATGGCGGACTTCAGTTTGTCCTTAGCAAGGGCTTCCTGAACTTTCAGGCGGTTGTCGAACTCTTGGACGAGGTTCTTGTCGAGATCCTGTGCCCGAACCTTATAGGTATCGACTTCCTGCTTCAGACTCTTCGCAAAGTCGAGGGCTGCCTGTTCCCGGCGCTCTGCTTCCCGCAGACGATAGGTCAGTTTGTCGATGCGCTTACGGACTGATTCGGACTGCTGTTCGAGATCGTCCTTTTCCGGCTCAGCTTTGCCTTCCGCCGGTTTATCTTCCTCTTTAGCCTCAACCTTGGACTCTTCCTTGGCTTCGGCTTCTGGGGCGGCATCCTCTACAATGACCTCAAGGGCCTCTTCTTTTTCCTGTTCTGCTGCCATGACTTGCTCCTCAGTGCGCTATCTCAGACGTTCAAGATGTCCTCTGGATTAGCGATTGTTGCGATGACCTCGTCATCGTTAATGATGCGGACTTCCCCACCTTCGATACGGAAGCGGGCTCCGGCGTAGCGACCGAGGATGATCCAATCACCCTTCTTGCACCACGGTCCGTTCTGGAACTTGTTCTTGTCAGCGTAACAGTCAGGGCCGACTGCCAGCACATAGGCCACCACAGTCGCCAAGCTCATCCGCTCGACATACTCGTCGGGCAGATAAACGTCGCCCTTGGTCTTGGCTTTACCCTTGTAGGGCAGAACAAGAATACGCCAGCCGGTTGGTTGGGGCAGACGTTCAAGGACTGATTGGGGGAGCTTCTCTGGGTCGAGGACACGTTCCTCGGCCTTCACATAAGCCTGCGACAGGTCGTTGGCTGGGGCTTCTTCCTTCTGTGCTTCCAGCTTCTTGGCCAGATGCTCAGGCAGTATCAGGTTCGTCATCGGTGCGATGTTCCCGTTTCAGCAGAAGGCGGATTTCCTGTTCAATTTCAGACCAGACTTCAAGTCTGCCCCGAAGATGACGGTAAGCGGCGAAATCGTTAACCGAGCCTTCTGTCATCGCTTCAACGACTACGGACCGCCGCTCGCGGACTACCTTAAGTAGTTTGTCAACAAAGTAAAGATCTGACACGCATTTGTCCTATGTAGAAAAACCCTCCCTTGCGGGAGGGCTCTAGTTACCGAAGGACGAACTTCGTCGCGCGGAGCTGGAGGCCGAAACCGCGCGCGGTCTGCTCGCCTTTGGGTGCCGCCTCGATGGTGACGTTCTGGGTCTTGGCATAGGGGACCATGCCTTGGCCCTGAATATCGAGGCTTGTCTGAACGGTGGGGGTAGGAACCTTCATGCGGGGAGCCCCGCCACGAATGAACTTGGCCATTGGTCTTCTCCTTAAGCTGTTCCGGAACCAGACGATCCGGACGACGTTGATCCTGTGGGGTAGCTAACAGCCCCGAAGTCTGGAACCGGGGTGGATGCGGGCGCGCCAGTCGCGGCTGCCGCAGGGAGGCCCACATATGGGGTGACGCCCGGCGTAACAGCGACGTTCTGAGTCGATATGAAATTAGCCAAATTAGACAAGGCGGAGGTGTTGAGAGCAAGGTTCTGCGTGGCAGAAGCCGCAGCCTGTGCCGCAGCATCCGTACCTGCAATTTGCACAGGGGGTGGAAGCGTTCCGCCACCGCCCGTGTCGGTCATATCGGCAGCCGTATCACCCGTGGTACCGGTCGCCGATCCGGCGGTTGCACCTGTAGACGACGGGGTTCCGGCCTGAGCCATCGCCTGCCCGACATCGGTGAAGGTGTCTGCGACGTTCAACGTCGGAACGTCGATGAGCTGACCGAGATCTTCTGGGACGCCGTATTGAGGGGACTGCGGTGGCGCGACGGGAAGGGACGCGACTTCGATCTCTGGACCCAGAGATGTTGGAACTCCGAACTGGCCGGGGCTTGTTCCGATCTGGACGCCGGGGCCGTAAGAGAGTTGATTATTGATCGCCGCAATCTGCGCGGCAAGGTTGTCCGTCACGACTGTGGGGGCGGTGACAGAAGTTGTCGCCTGCGCAAACGAGGGCGCTGCCGGGGCAGGGGCGGGAGTGGCCACCTGTGGCGTACTCACATAGGGCGACACAGGAGAAAGCTCCGGCATCGTCATAGGAGCCTGTGCCGTTTGCGGAGGGGCAACGGAGATCGGGCTACCCTGAAACGGTTGCGAGGTAGTCTGGCCGTAGGTCACACCAAACGGACCGGTAGCAACATTGCTGGCCGGGGCATTACCTGTCTGGGTCGAGCCGCGCGTCTCCATCGGAGCAATCTGGGGCTGCTGGACGACGGGGTTGACGCTGAACTTGCTGAAGTCCGGGGCCGAAATGTTACCAAAGAACGAGGCTATCCCAGAGGCAAGGCCGGAGCCTTCGCTTCCGCCACCTCCACCGCCCATGCCGTCCGCGCCCATGCCTTCAGAACCAGCGCCTGCCATGCCCGCGGCAGATCCCGCCGCAGAAAGACCG